ATAATTTATAATTTTTTTGTTTTTTTTTTGAAATAGTTTTACGTCCAAATATAGGATTAAAATTATAAAAATCTTTTAATTTTAAATATAATTCATTTTTTGCCAGTATTCTCGCATTCATATCAATTGAGTAGTGCTGTGTATAATAAAGCTCCAAATACGGTTTAAATATTTCTATTAATTTATCATTAGGAAATTCCGCATCTATTTTTATTTTTTTAGTATATTTATTTTGTTTCAACATATGTATAATTTCAGCTTTTATTTCTTTTGCCGATAAATTATGTAAATATTGTTTTAAATGAACTTTTTGTATTAGTACTTCATTTTCATCTTGAAACTTCGATAAATTAAAATTACTCAAAAAATATAAATGAAATAATGTAGGAATTACGAAATCACTCTTTTTCATAAAAAAATACATATTGTATAATACCGATTTTTCAAAAGGTAGATTATTATAAGGATTTTTAATAGGTAGTGGGTGTGAAAAATGATAAGGTGAGTTTGATAACGATGTATCTATGATTTTTTTCAAATCGAATAATGTAAATAAATATTTTTGATTATTTTGTAAAATAGTTATAGCGTTTTTATTCGATTCATTTATTTTTGTTAATGAAAGATCGTTTTCAATAGCTATAGGTGCCCTTTTATATTTGTATCGATATAATAGTCGATTCAAAACGTGATATTTTTTTTGTACTTCGTAAAATATTTGGTAGATCATTTCTTTTACTGAATTATCATAAAAAATATTATCACGAACTGAAGACAAAAAATTAAATTTAGTTTTTGTATTATAAAACGGTGTCAATAATAAAATATTGAATGTTATAATTATCAATTTATCACAATAGTCTAATGTACTTTGTTTTATTTCATAATTATATGTTTTATCTGTTATATCAAAATTGTATTGATGTGAATTTTGCATATGTGATACATTATATAATTCATTTGTTTTAGCACATTGTTTGTGAAGTATTTGTAAAAAAGCATTCATTATTCGGGCCGCTGTATGTTACGTGTACTTATTATTTATCGGCAGGTTCTTTTTATATTATTTTTGTAAATATTTTTAAAAATAATATAAATCTGCACGTCGACGGGTAAAAATACTCTCCTCAGGATGTAAATGCGGAAAATATTTATATAATATAATAATATATAATATATAATATGCCATTTATTAGTAGTTATAATGGGGCTATGCAAATACTATCATCAATCGGCACTGGCTCTTGTAAAGGAAGTTGTAAATCATCCTGGATTCGTAACCTAAAATATGCATTAAAAACAAAAACAAATCCTTTAGGATTAAATAAACAACAACGTAAAAATTTGACTGAAAAAATAAAAAGCGTTTCTGGAAGAGATGCTATAAATAATCATAATAAAACATTGAAAAAATATAAAAACAGAAAATCACCACCATATCCAGCAAATGAAAATTGTAATAAAAAAATGAAAGGCAATGATGGTAATATGTATATATCTAAACCAAATAAAAATAATGTATGTTCTTGGAAAAAAATCTAATTGTCTAATTGTTCTTATTCATCTGATTATTCATTTGATTTTTTTATTTCATTTTCGATAATATTTTTGACTAATAATTCATTACGTAATTGTGTAGTTTCAGCATCTTCAACATCACGTTCTTCGAAATTAATGGTTTCTTTAACACCTAATAAATTACCTTCTTCATCCATTGTTTGTGTTAAAACATTACCACTTTTCTTTGCTTTCTCAACGTTCTCAATAATAGCCTTCTTTTTTGTTTCACGTACACGTTCTTCGAATTCCTTTTTAGCCATTTCTTCGTTTTTGAGTTTTTCTTTATGAAGTGCATTGAGTTCTTCTTCCAAATGTTCTACACGGCCGGTTTTATAAGCATCTGGATCCCATGGAACCCAGATACCTACAGGGCCGACAAAAATATCATGGTTAGGGTCTTGTTCACGTAGTTTTTTACATTTCATTTCGGCCTCTTCTTGAGATGGAAAAACGCCGCGGATTTTCAATCCCCTTACAGATGTTTGGAAAGCATGTTCACGATTGAATTGTTCATTTAATTTTTCTTCTTGCTTATCCATGAAATTTTTATAATCATCTTCGATGCCACTTTTTTTGAGTTTATCAGTTTCTTCTTTTACGAAGTCATTGAAATCATCAATAAGGATCTCTACTTTTAGATTATATTTATATGCAATAAAATGGACAAAATCGAAATATCTTTCCATAGATTTAGAGAATTCCCATTGTTTTATGAATTGATCAAATAAATAAACTTCGCGTTTTTTAAGAGTTTTTTCAGGTGAAACAAAAGAAATACATGCGAATTTTTGTCCTGCGATAGGTGTATCTTCATCACATAAATCGATGTATTTAGGATTTGGTTTACCATTTGGAAGAATTTTTTTTTCAAAACTCATTTTATAATTTTAATTTGTTTTTATGTTTAAGTAATTTGCTATCAATATTAATAATTTATTTTATTTAGGAATTATTTTGTTGGTATATAATATATTAATAGAATGTCAGGAATGTTCGATTTAACAGAGCTTATTAAGCGCGTTATCAAATATTTAATCGAAGGTTTAGTTGTTGCCGTTGTTGCCACAATTGTTCCTCGTAAACCATTAAATGTTGAAGAAATTGCTATTATTGCACTAACTGCTGCTGCTGCATTTAGCCTACTTGATGTATTCATCCCATCAATGGGTGCTTCAGCCAGAAATGGTGCAGGTCTTGGTCTAGGCTTAAATCTAGTCAAATTCCCTATGTAAACCAAAAAATTGAATACATAATATAAATTTTTATTATATAAAAATATAATGAAAATGATAGATCATACAATTAAAAACTTATCTATAGAATTACTTCATAATAGCGTATTCTATAAAATTATTTATGCAAATCAATTGACTCTTAACGATATTGGTAAAAAAATATATTTAGTACATCGTTATGGCATTAGTTGTAGAAAAATAACCAAAGTATCTGATAGACATTTTACACATTCAGCATTAGACGATTCTAATAAAGCAGAAACTCTTATATCATATTTTGTGTTTCCTATATACATGACTATCAGTCGAGATAAATTATTCGATGCATCCGTCCGTATAATTTTAGATAATGCTGCTGGAAATAAAAAAACAAATTCTGTAATGGAATTTTTCAATAATCGATATTTGGTATCATATATTAGTAGTTTTTTGGAGTGATGTTTTTACGTTTAATATTTAGGAATTTTTTATTTTGATAATATAAAATGGATAATCGTGATGAAAAAATCGCAGCTTTAGAGGCTGAAATTGAAAGACTAAAAACAAAATTAGAAAAATATACAAATAACGAACGTCATCGTAAATATTATGAAAAAAACAAGGAACGTGTCAAAGAAAATGCAAAACAATATTTGAATCGTCTCAAAGAGGAGAACCCTGATAAACTAAAAGAATATAGACATCGTGCATATATGAAACGGAAAGAGAAGATCAATGATACTGATAAAGTATAATTCGGTAAAAATATTTTTTTATTTTATGTATCAAAATTATAATGAATACTAATTTTGATACATTAGCTAGTGGATTGAAAAGATATATAGAAAATTTAGAAAAAGAAAATGCGGAATTGAAACAGCAATTTTCATCATTGATAACTGAGGTAAAAGAAGATAATTTTAATAGTATTACTGATAGTGGGTTAGAGACTGGTCAAAAGATTATTGTAGCAGGTGATAGTCATTCTATTTTTTTTTATAAATCCAAAAAAATGATTGCATTATGGGGAGGAATGACACACGAATTTCCTATAACAGTTTATAGATTGATTAATTCAAATATTGATATCCGCGATATACCGAGAATTATAGGAAGAGGTCATGAAAATATAGTTATTGGTGAAAACGATTTTGTAATGTATACTTGTGGGTTCAATGATATTCAAAAAAATATATATTTACATGCTAAGGATAGATGGCAAGAAGAAACCGCGACCTTGTTAATCAAGTATATTAATTTGTTTTTGTATTACAAAAAAAATTGTAATATTATTCCAATAATATGTTGTATATATCCAAATCCGTTACCCGATGCACCAGGTGTAACCACATTCGGAACATATGAAGAACGTCATATGTATACAAAATATGCTAATTTAGTTTTGAAACAATTATGTAGTAATAATAATTTATTATTTTTCGATATTTATGATTATATTTCTGACGAAAAAGGGTTTATTAAAACGGAATACAGTGATGATAAAATTCATTTAGATCCAAACAATAATGAATTGAGAAAATATGTAGAGACGAAACTTATAGATTTATGTAAATCATATTCTGCGTGATTTTTTTGTTTTTGAGCGTTTCGATTTATTGGATCGTTTCGTTTTTTTGTTTTTCTTGGTTTTACCACCTCCAAATTTATAATTTTTTTTCAATTGGATTATATTATCTATTTTTTTTTGAATATTATTCTTGTTATTTTCATTAATATTTTTATCTTTTTTTAATTTTTCTAATTCTGTTTTATATTTATTTAATATTTCTTTAGCTGTTTTTTTTTCTGTATCAGTATACGTTCTTGTTTTTTGTTCAGAATAATTTTTTACAATATCATAATAATTTTTATTGAATTTAATATTTTCTTCTATATTTTTTATTAAATAATCAAGAGATTGTTTAGGAAGTGGTGCCACTGTATCAACATTAGTAGTTGTTTGAGTATCAGTGGTTGTTAGAGTATTAGTAGTATCCATAGTATTAGCATTAGTATTAGTATTAGTAGTATCCATAGTATTAGCATTAGTATTAGTATTAGTATTAGCATTAGTAGTATCCATATCATTAGTATTAGTATTGGTAACATTATTAATTGTATTTGTATTTTTACGAGGACAATATTTACCTTCAAAATATGGTATATCAAGTTCAAGATATTTTGACGTATAATAATTGGGAGATGTCATATCATGAGAACCACACAAAAATTGTTTTACACAGTTATCATCATCATAATCTCGTATTTTCTTAATTGAATTATTTTTTTCTGTTTCTTGTTTTTTTTTTATTTCACCGCTTGAATTAATTTTATTATATCTTAATATAATATCTAAATCAGCTGTTATTTGTGTTTCATCACAATTACTCATTATTATTTATAAACTATAAATAATAATTAGATATTATCTAAACCGTCGGACAAAATTCCCAATCTAAATCATTACATACTTTTTTCCATATCATATCCTGTTCTAATTGTTTTTCGCGATCTTTCATCATAGGAATATACGGTAAATACTGTGTTTGATCTAATAAAACACATAATTGATACAACGTATAAGTATAATTGAAAAAATTCGTACGATTAGCTGGACAATGTACTGCCCATGGTTTTTGTATCTCAATAAAAAGTACACATAAGGTTTCATGTAATTCCTCATTCATAATAGGTGGTTTTATTCCAAAAAGCGAATTAATATATTGAATATGCTCAAAGTATTTATTTAGACCCAGCTTACGCAAAATGTCACGCATCTTATCATAATTTATCAAGGACATATCTTGGATGCGCTCTTTTTTAATACGGGATTTAATTGCTTCAATAACTTCCTCGGGAATTTGTGTCGTCTCTTTGGCTTGAAATTGTGACAAAATCTCTTTGAAATGGTTAAGACGAATATATGCAGTATAGGAAACTTCATTGGGTGGCTCTTTGTTGGTGGGCTTTGAACTATCAATAATATAAGTAATAAATTTACCACAACCTGGATTATTACATATCATGATACCTTCTTCGTCTTGTGGTATAAGTTCTCCCTTATAACATATTTCACATACATCACTAGCAATTATAAAATCTTGTATGTTTGTAATTTCATTATTTACATTGCGCCAATAATTTTGATAGGTTTTTTTAGATTGTGAATATTTATCTGAATTTAGATTCGACGCATCATTTGAGTTTGCTTTTATTTTAAAAAATGAATTAAGAATGTTTATATTTTGGTTATTATCACCTGATGATATTTTCTTTTTTTCTTCGAAATAATCAAAGATATATTTTGAATTGTCTAATAAATAATGTTTTTTTTGATATTTAAGTTCCTTGATTTCTCTTTGAATAGCTATAATCTTGTCTTTTATATCCATATATAAATCGATTTCATTTTCTTTCAATTTAGGAATTTGATGTTTTAATTGATCTTTTTTTTTGATTAAATCTGGGATTTTAATAGTTTCAATTTCATGAAAAAAATTTAACATTTCAGTATGTTTTTTATCAATTGTATTTACTTGTTTTTTTACTGATGACTTTTCATTCATTTTATATTATTTAATGGTGTTTTTTTATATGTTTTATTACGTGTTTTATTTTGTAGATATATTATAAATGGTAGAAGTAAAATTTAAAAAAAAAGAAGATTTTACATTTATGATGTTAAATTTATTTGTACATGATTTTCTACATGATTTCAATGCATCTAAATTTGCTAGTCGTTTAAGTAAAATTAGTTCATATATTGATAAAATAAGAAATGAAATTAATTCGCGAACTGGAAAAAAACCGCCTGAGAAATTAAATGCGGCTGAAGTAATTGCTGAAGTAATTGCTGAAGAAAAGACTGAAGAAAAGACTGAAGATAATTCCAAATCAAATAAAAGATCAAATAAACAATCAAAGAAAGAAAAAAAAGCATCTGATACAAAAACATCTGATACAAAAGCATCTGATACAAAAACAACTGATACAAAAACATCTGATACAAAAACATCTGATACAAAAACATCTGATGCAATTGAAGAAAAAACATCTGATACAAAAACATCTGATGTAATTGAAGAAAAAACATCTGATACAAAAACATCTGATGAAAAAATATCTAATGAAGAAGATGACACAATTGATGAGAATATATTAAAAGAATATGAGTGTTTTGATAAAAATGAAACAGGAACTAATTTGAATTATTTAATATCAAATATTGATGGAATTGTACAAGATGATAATATTAATAAAATAAATGAGGTTTTGAATTATAAAGGTTCTATAACACGATCAAAAGCAAAAACAATGCAAATGGCTAAAAATTTTGTAGATGAAACAAAATTATACGTTTTAGGATTATTCAATTTAAATAAAATAAAAGAAGATTTGAAATATTTTGGTGGTAGAATAAAATTATTTGATCCTTTAAAATACAATAAACATACAAAAAAACATGGTAATAAAAAAAAACATCGTCGTACAAAAAAGATAACTAATGAAAACAATGTAAAAAATAATATTGAAATTAACCAAATAAATATAAATAACAATTTCTATATGTTAAGGAATTTCGTTAACAATGGCTTTGAAAGTGCAATTCATTATTCAAAAGATTATAAAGATTTAAGCGATTATTTTCAATTTTTTGGAAAATTATATATTTATTATGAAAATAAAAATATGAATCCATTAGATACATTCAATTTGACAATGATTGAAGATATTTTAGTTTTGTATTTATTAGATAAAGAAAAAAAAATTTTAAATGATAAACACTTGTATAATATATTAGATAAATATAATGAATTGATTCAAAATAAAAAATTAAAAGAAACTTTTACTGATAATTTTTATGGTGGAAAAACTTCAGATAATCAAAATAAAAATGAAATATTTTTAGGTGGTACAAAAGAACCACAAGAAATAATAAATGATGCTTTACAAATGATAGGAGAAATAGATGAAAAATTTCCATTTTTTGTTGGTCCTGAAAATAATTTTTTTGATATTTTTGATAAACCAAACCTAGGAGGTTTTTCTATTGAAACAATAGATTATGCAAAAAAAATACAAGAAAAAAATCCAGATATAATAAAAAAAACAAAATTAAATTCATTTATTGAAACTATAAATAAATCGAAAACATTTCATTTAAATTCAAGACCACGATCGCTTGAAACAACTAAAAATGCATTTATAGATTCAATGAATAAATTAATAATATATATACGTCAAACATTTGTTGATATAAAAAATGATTTAATTACGTCAATGGAGAAAGATAATAATAAAGAAAAAAAACTTACAGCAATGCAGAGTTCTGATGTACAGAGAATATCTATATCAGTTGCTAGAGGTGGACTAGAATACATTTTATCGAAAGACTACAATAAAAATGAAAAAAAAAAAA